TACACTTCGCTTTGTAGAACTATTTCCTGAATATAAAATCTTTTGTTGTTGTTTTGATAAATTATGATTTATGTTTGAAGGATTTGAGAAAGTTACCGATTTTTGAATGCTTGGATTATTGTATATATTATAGTTATTGTTCAATTCTTTTGTTATAGAGTTTGATGTAAAGTCGATAATAGGAGTAATAATACTTGCTGTGTTTCTATCAATAGGTAAATATTTTATATATCCGTTTGAGTTAGTTACTAAATCTCTATAATTATTTGGATCTTTTTTTATATATAAATAAACACATAATCCAATAAAAGCGAAAAAAGCCATTTTATAATATTTTTCATATTGCTTTAGTTTATTTATTAACTTACCTTCAAAATATGTATTAAGTAATACTAGAACCGTTATAAATAAAATAAGTAATTCAAGTTTCATATTATTATTTCATATATAAATATAATAAAATTAATATTAATATAGTTATCAATACTATTCTTAAAATAGGATACTTATTTTTCTTTTTCTTTTTTTTAAGTTTGAATTTTGCTGCCATTATTTTATATATAAATATATAATTAATATTATTATTATTATTAATAAACTTCCAAAAACATATTTGTGCTTATTTTTTCGTTCGTCATCCTTTTTAATTTCTTTTAATTTATAGTTTGCATAATAGTTATTTAAAGCATCGTAATATGACATTTCTGGTTTACCTAAATAAATGTTTATTTTATTATGTATAAAATGTGTCCATTTTGTAAGTGATTCTCTCGAATCTAAATAAGGCGTCACCGGATATGCATCTAAAAACTTACTAAATACATTTCCAATATCAGGAACAGGTATAAATAATGGCAAATTTGTTATAAAGTCATAATATTTTTTTTTTGTGCTTTCATTTATATTTAAGGGATATGACAAAGCGATTGTATATAATACAAACCAATAATGAGGACCCCATATAATAGGATTAAATATTCCATTATTATTCATATTAATATTATTATTATTCATATTATTATTAATATTATTATTATTATTAATATTATTATTCATAATAATAGCTATTAATTTTTAATAATACTATAGATTTTATATTAACACTTATAATGTATAATAAGTATTATAAATTATAATAGTAAGTGTTACTAAAATAAAAATAATATATAAAAACATAATTACTATATTAATTAACAATCTATAAATCTATAATGAATACAAAAAAATTTATATTTTGTAATAACTGTGGTAAGCTAGGCCATTTATTTCATCAATGTAAAGTACCAATAACAAGTATAGGTATTATTCCTATAAGAATTACTAAAAAAGTTAATCCATTAACAAATGTATTAGAAAATAATGTAGATATTTTCATAATTAAACGTAAAGACACGTTATCATTTGTAGATTTCATGCGTGGAAAATATTCTATAGAAGATAAAAATTATATTGTAAATTTATTAAATAACATGACAGTAAATGAGAGACAATTTATATTAAACAATGATTTTGATAGCATATGGCAATATTTGTGGAATTATAACACAAATAATTCTTATAAAAATGAGGAAAAAACATCTAAAACAAAGTTTATAAATTTGAAAACTGGGTATTCGAATATTTTTGAAAGCTATGATTTAGAAAGTTTAATAAATTTATGTGATAAAAAATATAGCGAGCCTGAATGGGGGTTTCCAAAAGGGCGACGTAACTATCAAGAAAAAGACATAATTTGTGCGCTTAGAGAATTTGAAGAAGAAACCGGATATGAAAAAAAAGATATTGCTATTATTAATAACATCGTTCCATATGAAGAAATATTTAGCGGTTCTAATTATAAATCATATAAACACAAATACTTTATTGGTATAATTAATAATAATTATATTCCTAAAAATAATTATCAAATTTATGAAATTACCGAAATTAAATGGGTATCTATAGATGATGTATCTAATTATTTGAGAGAATATAATTATGAAAAAAAAAATATAATAAATTATTTAAATAGTTTATTAAAAACTTATAAACTATATATTTAATATATAGTAATAATGGATACATTTTTTATGAATATGTTTAGTCCACAAAAACCAACTAAAAGTAATAGTAAAGAAGAACCAGAACAAGAACAAGAACAAGAACAAGAACAAGAAGAGGAGGAACAAGAAATAGAATTTGATGAAGAACCAGAAGAAAACAAACAAGATCAAGAACCAGAAGAAGATTACGAAGAAGACCCAGAAGAAGAAGTACCAGAATATGAACTACCAGAACCAGAAGGAGAGGGAGAAGAATTAGAAGAAGAAGAATTAGAAGAAGTTGATGAAGAAGAAGCCGAAGCACAAGCCGACGCAGAAGCAGATGAAGATGAAGAAGAAGAAGTTGATGAAGAAGAAGCCGAAGCACAAGCCGACGCAGAAGCAGATGAAGATGAAGAAGAAGAAGAAGAAGCTCAAGGCGAAGAAGAAGGCGTAAGCGAAGCAAAAGAAGAAGGCGTAAGCGAAGCAAAAGAAGAAGGCGTAAGCGAAGCAAAAGAAGGCGTAAGCGAAGAAGGAGAAGAAGGCGTAAGCGAAGCAAAAGAAGAAGATGAAGAAGATGATGAAGATGAAGAAGAGGATGAAGATGAAGAAGAAGATGAAGAAGAAGTAAACGCAGTAAATGAAGAAGAGGATGAAGAAGGCGAAGAAGGCGAAGAAGACGAAGAAGAAGGTGTAAGCGAAGCAAAAGAAGAAGGCGGAGAAGAAGACGCAGTAATCAAAGAACAAGAAGAAGAAGCAGCATTTAGCGAAGGTTTTGATAACATAGGAGAAGGAAAAACTCAAACAATTGCAGCACCACCTATTGCAAGTCCAGAAGAAGAAACCGAAGGCGAAGAAGAAGAGGAAGAGGAAGAAGATGAGGAAGAGGAAGAAGATGAGGAAGAGGAAGAAGAAGAAACAGAAGCAGAAGAAGAAGAAGAAGAAGAAAGTCCAGAACTAGAAGCACCGCCTATTAATAAAGAAAAGAACAATTTATATTTAGCCTCATTATTTAGAGAGAATATAAATAAAATAGACATTGACAAATCAGAATTAGAAGGATTAGCAAGCGACGTTAATACCAAAACCGATTTAAAATATTATTTAAATGCTTTAGAATTATTAAATTCAAAGGAGTTAAAAAATCCGCTAAATAGTAATTATAAATATTTATATCCGCATCATGACGACGAATTTTTTAATATTAAAATAGCACACAACAAAGAGCTCATGGAAAATAAGATAAAAGTAAATATTGAAACAGACTTTGAAAAGCAAGCAAACGAAATATGTAATAAAGACTTTGAATTAGCACCATATCAAAAATTTATAAAAAACTTTTTATCAATACATACGCCATATAATGGACTATTATTATATCATGGACTAGGAACGGGAAAAACATGCTCAGCAATAGGTGTGGCAGAAGAAACCAGAAAATATTTACAATATATGGGATATAATGACAGAATTATTATTGTAGCCTCTCCAAATGTACAAGAAAACTTTTATTTACAATTATTTGACGAAAGTAAATTAGAATTAGTTAATGGTTATTGGACTATTAATAATTGCGCAGGTCAAAATATATTAAATGAAATTAATATATTGCAAAAAAATTTATCACGCGAAAAAGTGATTAAAATAGTGAAAAACATTATATCAAATTATTATTTATTTATGGGTTACACACAGTTTGGTAATCTAATAATGAAAAAATCCAATATAACAAGTCAATTAGTAGACGACGATCCAAATAATAGCAAAAGAAAAATGCTAATCAAAAAGAAATTGCAAAAATATTTCAATAATAGATTAATAATAATTGACGAAATACATAATATACGCCAATCCAAAGATAATAGCAATAAATTAGTGTCAAATGAACTAATGAATTTGGTTAAAAATGTTAGCAACTTAAAGCTATTATTTATGTCTGCAACACCGATGTTTAATGACTTTAAAGAAATAATATTTTTGATAAATATTTTAAATATAAATGATAATAGATCAAAAATAGAGCTTAAAGACGTGTTTAATAGTGATGGCAGTTTTGTAGTAAACAGTAAAGGCGAAGAAGTGGGGCTCGAATTATTTAGAAGAAAAATAAATGGCTATGTTAGCTATGTTAAAGGTGATAATCCGTTAAGTTTTCCATTTAGAATATTGCCTAATGATTTTTCGGAAACTAAAAGCATATTTAATAATGCATATCCGGAATTAAAGCTTAATGGAAACAGTTTAACCGAAAAAATAGAATTATTTGATATATATGTAAATAATATATCACCTTATCAAGAATATGTTTATAATATAGTCCTTAAAAATAATATATCAAAATTTGATGAAGACAAAATTAATGCAATGGAAACCTTTGGATACACATTACTACAAAAACCATTAGAAGCGTTAAACATGGTATTTCCTAATGTTAAATTGGAGAACTATTTTGATGAAAAAATGAAAATTTATAATAATAATATTCAGGATGTTATTAAGAATATTAATCTAGAAGAAATAAACAATCTTGTAAATATTAGAGACAGCGTCGGAAAAATGGGAATAAATAATATAATGAGTTATCAAGAAAGCCAGGCACCAAAATC